ATGCCAGTTTATACATTTGAAAATAAAAAGACAGGTAAACAATTTACCGAGATGATGAGTATTGCTGAAATGGAAGATTATTTAAAAAGAAGAAAATCTATCAGACAGGTAATAACAAAAATGAATATTGTTGGTGGTGTGAGTGGAATAAGTTATAAAAATGACCAAGGTTGGAAAGAAGTACAATCTAAAATTGCAGAAGCACATCCACAAAGTGCGTTTGCACAAGAACATAGAAAAAAATCAATAAAAGAAGTTAAAACAGAACAAGCAATTACAAAGCATAAGGCTAGGCAACGTGATAAAACTAAATAATAGAGATATTGTACAGAGCGAGCAACTGAAACGCAACGGTCGTATACCAGAGTCAAGTAGGTCAATCCGCTCATTGTACAATCTCATAGGGCAGGAATTTTCCTGCTTAAAAAACAAGAGAGTCCTGCCCATAGCTATGATAGCTATGGTTGGTCTATTATTGTCGGGTTGTGGTAGTTTACCAGCGTTTGTTGGTACAAGTGCCAGCACATATGAAACCTATAAAACGATAACATTTACAAAAACAGGAGCCGATATTGCTTTAGCCGCAAATGATATGCCTACAACCAACGATTATGCCCTATCCAAGATAACAGGCTATGATTGTAAGGTTAGTAGAGTATTAGATGAAGGTTTAGAAGCAGTATGTCAAAGCATAAAAGTACACACACCAGACGGCACCAATAATAAAGACAAGGAGAAAAAATAATGGCAAAAGACATTCCTGATTTTATGAGAGAATTTGATACAGATGTTGATTATGGTTTTACTCCTGTATCCTCAAAACCAAAAGACGAAACAATATCAAGTATTGATCCAAAACTAGTTGAAGATTCTAATTTAGAAATCGCTAAAGTTAAATCCGATGTTTCTGATATTAAAAGTATGATGAACGAGGTTATGCAGATAGTAGCAGAAAAAGATAGTGTTAATAAAGAAATACAGGACGCTGATACATTAAACAGATTTAAAGAGATTGAGAAGATTGTATTACCATTTTTATATAATCTTTCAAAATCCAATGAACCTTATATACATTGGCCTAATAGAGGTCCAATTATTAAGGCACAAATGGATAAATTGTTAAAACTAACAAGGGGGTAATATATGTTAGAACAAAAAGCTCATCATAAAGAATTAAAACGAGCTGTGAATGAAATAGAAGGCAAAAGAAGAAACGATAGAACATACGGAACGTGGTTTGATATGAGAACCCTAAAAAAAATAAAGTTAAAAGCAAAGGATAAATTAAATGAAATTAAGCAAAAACTTCAGCCTTAAAGAGTTAACTATAAGTCAAACAGCTGAACGTAAGGGTATTAATAATAACCCTAACGAAGACCAGATTACCGGTCTACAAAAGCTGTGTGAAAATATACTACAACCAGTCCGTGATGAATATGCTACACCAGTTACGGTATCAAGTGGATTTAGAAGTTCACAATTATGTGTGGCAATAGGGTCATCAATAAACTCACAGCACGCCAAAGGGCAAGCCGCTGACTTTGAAATCTTTGGAGTGTCTAATCAGGAATTAGCACACTACATTGATAAGAATTTAGATTATGACCAACTTATTTTAGAGTACTGGAAACCAGAAGAACCTAATAGTGGTTGGATTCATTGCTCTTTTAAAAATAAAGATGACAATAGAAAACAGTTTTTAAGATGTTATAGAGATGATAGTGGTAAAACAAAATATGAAAATTATTCATATAGGGTCCACGCAAAACCCAAAGCCAACTGAACGAAAGAAGAAATTAATGATCTATTGGCAGAAACAAGACATTGACAGCTTGACACGCTTGAAATAGTGTGATATAATTGTTATATAAAATTAAGGAAGGTATATTATGGCTTTTAGTTATATAAAATTGAATGAAGATGTATTGCCTAAATCTTTAGGTGTGAAAGGTAAGAACCAAGATGGTGTAAGATATTATACTATTGACGGTGTTAATATGCCTTCCGTTACCTCAATATTAGGACAATTACCCGAAAAGAAAAAAATATTAGACGCATGGAGAACTGCTGTTGGTGAGAAGATGGCCAAGTATATTTCCATTACCGCTACAAATAGAGGTAAAACTACCCACACTCTCATAGAGAACCATTTAAGAAACGAAGATAAAAAATCTGTAGGCATAACTGCTGTAGCACCATTAGGTCTTTTTAGAATTATGAAACCTTATCTTGCTAGACTAGATAACATACATTGTATAGAAGAATACCTATATTCAAAAGAAATAGGTGTAGCAGGTCAGGTAGATTGTATTGCAGAATATAAAGGTAAGTTATCTGTAGTTGATTTTAAGACCTCTACAAAGAGAAGGGACGCAGATTATAATTATGGTAACTTCTTACAGACATCAGCATATGCTAAAATGTTTGAAGAACTATTTCCTGATAAAAAAATAGAACAAACTGTTATTTTAGCAGCTTGTGAAGACGGATTTGTACAAGAGTGGATACACGGTACAGATAAAATAAAAGAACACCAAGAGTTGTTTTATAAACACACAAAAGATTTTCTGGAGAGAAATAACTTTTAGTACCTATCTTTATAAATACTTAAAGATTAACCAAGATAAAATCCAAGCAACATCAGAATTTTTATAAATACTACCAAGAACTTAACAAAGATAAAATCAAGCAAAATCATTAACAAAGTGGCGAGAAATTATCCACGAGAGGTCACTTATGTTAAAAAGGTTAAAATTAATAATATTTGGAGCAGTACTCATAACTATGAGCACATTTGCTATGGCGGAGCAGGAAACATCACCATTGCCTGAAATGCCACAAGATAATTTGCAAGGACAATTTTATTGGTTACAAATGCCTGTTATATGTGGAACTAGTGAAAGTGTAATTGCATTTATAGAAAAGAATGAAATGACATTGGTCAATGTTTCTGTTGGTAGAGATAGAGCTAAACCAGATGGTGAACCAGTTTTTATAGTAAGTTATTATGTTGACTCTACATACACACAATCACTTGTAGTTATGTCAACAATGGATGGAATGGAATCTTGTATGTTATACACTACATTTGATTTAAGGTTTATGCCAAAAAAACAAAGTTTATAATGAATTTGACGTTGAAGGGTAGATAATAGTTGGAGAAGACCCGAGTGCGATTCTCGGCATCTCCACCATAAACACATTGATTTCAAGTGTGCTTATGGGGGATGATATTAGCATCGATTCACAATCAAAACTATCTGGAGTTAAATCGCTAACAACGTACTGTTAAAACACATAAAAGCTAACGAAAGTTATGCTCTTGCTGCCTAGTTAATAGGTAACGGCGTTTGATAGTATATCGTGGCAACAGAAAAACTATCGTATATTATGGGAACGTAACAGGCTTGACATTTATCTCTAATATGATATAATATATTAATAAGAAGTGAGGATATAAAATATATGACAAATAATGGAGATCCAGAAGAACAACAAAGAGGATTAGACGCAAGTTTTGAAGAATCAATCAATTCATCATCAAGAACTGTTACTATCCCATTAAGAGAATATGACAAGTTAAAAGAAGAGCAGCATTTCATTAAGGATAAGGCTCTTATAGATATTATTGACAATATCGAAAGATTAGTCAGAGCATTAAGAAAACATATTGTAAGAACAGATGTAGAATAATGTTAATGAATAGTAAAAAGTTTGCTATGATTATTGAAAGCATGGTCAAAGATAAACGAATACCTTATATGGACGCTGTTTTAGAATATTGTAAAGATAATGATATTGATACAGCGTCTGTAGGTCCTCTCATCAACAAACAATTAAAAGAAAAGATACAAGCAGAGGCAGAAAAACTTAACTTGGTTGAAAAATCAAGCACAGCAGTTTTACCTATATAATATGAATAGTTATGAAGCATATACATTATATTTGGCTATTAAACTACACTTTACTTCCAAGTCTTATGATTTTTTTGTTCATAATGCTAAAGTCAACTCATCCTTCAACACATTTTTAAAACGTAATGACAGATTTTTCTTTCATAAACTTACTACTAAATATAACAAGGAAGAAATGTTAGAATATTTTGTGAGTAATTTCTTTCACAATTCTAAAACATGGATAGGCAACTTGGTAAGAGCAGATGGAGAAACTAATTATACAAAGTGGAAAAAGTATAATCAATCATTTACGTATAATTTTAGAAATGATTGTTTATTGGTCAATGATGTTATTGCTAATGATATTGCTAATGATAGCATTTCTTTTAATGATATGTTTCTCGTACATAATGGGCAACATCCAAGAATGCTACGCTTACTACTTTCAGGACGAATCTCAATACAAACACTCATCATCTTGGATAAAATACTTACGTTTATCAAAGATTGGGATAAAAAAATTACAGAAACAGTTATATGGCCTGAAAAATCATTTAAGATTGCCAAATTAAAACCATTCATAAACTTCAACTTAACAAAGTGTAAATTTATTATGAAAGAGGTGTTTGTATGATAAGAGAAGAAGTAATACTTCCAGAAACAAATAAAATATACAGCACTGATACCAAATATAAAGCGATAGATAGAATATATGGAGGTCTACATAAATCAGACCAAAGACTTGTATTAAAAGATGGTACTACATATACAGGTAAGATTGACAAAAGGTCTATTAAACTATCAAACGGTACATTAGGATTTGTACACTATGCTAATAAGAAATGGTTTGATAGATGTGGTATGCCAATAGACAAACCTACCAATCTAATAACTAGAGAACAAAATGATGATTAAAAAGAAAACTGAATCAGAAAAATTACAAGACGAATTAAAACCTATAGATTTTAAAGAACAAGCAGATAAAGAGCAAAAAGAATTAGATGAATCTATGAAAGAATCATTTAGACAACGTGATGAAAGAAAAGCAAAAGATGTCAGATAGATTCCCTACAGCAGAAGAAAGAGCATTTGGTAAAATCAAAGAGAAGATTGAACCTATTGAAGAAAAACTAGATGAGAAGATTGCTAAACTAAACAGCAGCCGTGTATATAAAAAGGTTACACCAAAAGGTGACCTGTCTTGGTATGTAAAATGGGTATCAGTTTTTCTTATACTGTTTGCAACTATGGCCAGAAGTGTAGGTACAATACCACAGTATGATATGTGGTTAGGTTTGTTTGGTACAGCAGGTTGGGCATACGTAGGATTCTTATGGCACGATAGAGCATTATTATTTTTGAATGCAATATTGGTATCTTTATTATTATTAGGATTGACGAATTATTATTTTTTATGATTAGAACATTTTTAATTGGTAATGGTGAGAGTCGTAAAGACTTTGATTTAAATGTATTGAAACCTTATGGCAAGATATATGGTTGTAATGCCATTTATAGAGATTATCCTGACCTATGTGATGTGATATGTGCTGTAGATGGTGGTATGATACACGAAATTTACCATTCAGGTATGTGTCAAAAGATACCTTGTTATTTTAGAGCGTGGACAAAGATACCAACACCAATGTATCGTAATGTTATTGAAGGTATGGCTACTGGACAAGACCTTAAGGAGATGAAAGACTTTGATATTATTAGACAGAATGAAAAAGGTGAATCTGCTGAATTTGCTACACACGGTTCAACCATATCAGGTGCAGTAACTATTTTAAAGAAGGCCAAAGATGAATATGGAACAAGAGTTACTACTGGCAAGAGAGAAACAAAAAATATACACAATGCTCACATTTATATATCTTGGATAAAAGAACCTGACAAGTCATTTGATATAAAAGAATGTGGTGAAGGTGGTGAAGATGAAGGTTGGGCGACAGGTCCTTCAAGTGGTTATGTTGCTACAATGAGAGAAAGACCTTGTGAAATTTATATGATAGGCCACGACTTAATATCAGATACAAAAACAATTAACAACATATACAAAAGTACAGATAACTATGTTACTACAGAATATGAACCCACACCATCAGGTAATTGGGAAATACAGTGGAGAGAACTAATGGAAAACAACCCTAAAATACACTTTTTTAAGGTAAACAAAGAATTAGATAATAAACCCACTAATCAGAAAGTAGATAGATTTAGAAACCAAGAAGGTGTCAATTTAGAATACATTAGTCAGGCACAACTGCTTGACAGAATGAGTAAATGGTGATATAATGTTACCATAAAGGTCGTAAATAGAAGGTAAAACTATTATATATAATATTATAATTACACTTATATTTACAAAAAATATATACAACAATACATACAAAGGAGATATATACAATGTCAAGTGCATTAGAAGCCCTAAAGAAATCAAAGTCAAACTTTGATACTCTAACAAAACAGTTAGAAAAAACAATAGACCAACCAGATAAGAAAAACAAGTACCAAGATGACAGGTTATGGAAACCAGAACTTGATAAATCAGGTAACGGTTTTGCTATAATCAGATTTTTACCTGCAATAGAAGGTGAAGATATGCCATGGCAACGAGTCTGGCACCACGCTTTCCAAGGACCAGGTGGTCAATGGTATATTGAGAACTCATTAACAACTTTAAATAAAAAAGATCCAGTTAGTGTAGAAAATACCAGACTTTGGAATACTGGTGTTGAATCAGATAAAGATATTGCTAGAAAAAGAAAAAGAAAGTTACAATACTATTCTAATATTTTAGTGGTGTCTGATCCAAAACATCCTGAAAATGATGGTAAAATATTCTTATACAAATTTGGTAAAAAGATTTTTGATAAGATTACTGAAGCAATGAATCCAGCATTTGAAGATGAAAAGGCTACAAACCCATTTGATTTTTGGGAAGGTGCAAACTTTAAACTAAAAATCAGAAAAGTTGATGGCTTTTGGAATTATGATAAATCAGAATTTGAGCAAATCAGTAAAGTAAAAACTACCGATGATGAGATTGACAAGATATGGAAATCTCAATATGCTCTAAAGCCCTTCGTTGATCCAACAAGCTTTAAACCCTATGACGAACTCAAAGAGAAACTGAATAGGGTGCTTACTGGAACAAGAAGTACCGAGTCTGTGGAAGATATTGACCTCCCACCTGTCAGTAATGACGTACCAACGTCTTCTAACAGAACCTCGGTAGAGAAAGAGGAAAAGTCCAACGGTAGCGATGACCTATCGTATTTTAGTAAATTAGCTGAGGACGATTCCTAA